TGCACCACACCCGCTCCAACCTCGACCAGTACGCCCGGGTGAAGGCGGACATCGGCTCGACGGACTTCTTCCTCGGGCGCGAGTTCCGCACCTACTTCGAGATCATCCAGCCCGCCTCGTGGACGACCTTCTGGCTCCGGGCCGAGGCCACTGCCCCATTCGCTCTGCAAGCCCAGCGCGTCACTATCGACGTGGGCGCTGCCCGGGTGTCGGTGTGGCGCAACGCTACGCCGGCAGGTAGTTGGATCGACATCCCGAGCTTCGGCCGGAATCTCCTCCCCGACACCCCGGTCGTAGTCCCCACGTTCAAGTTGCAGCGTGGCGGCACGTTCTCTGGCGGTACCGAGTCGGACTTGATCCGTGTCCGCACACCATCCACCCTCGGGAACCAGTACTCCGCCAATGTGACTGGGGACAGCGACATCCGCTTCCTGCCGGCCGGGACGTACGCCATCAAGATCGAGCCGATCACCGGCCTGGTTAGCACGGGCGCGACGAACGGTGTGATCGAGCTTCTGTGGGCCGAGCGCCCGCAGGGTAATGTCGACTGAGGCTGGCCAGGCCACTCAGGGCCGGATCGAGTAGGCCGGCGAGTAGGTCGGCGAGTAGGCCGGCGAGAGGCGCGGGTGTTGTAGTAAAGCGACAATCCTGATGCGGCTCGAATTTTGCTAGGCAATTTTGCGGGTCCTGTGCGGCCCGCGCCGCCGCCCGCGTCCCCCATAGGGGTGCTCGCTCGTGCACGCGTACGGTCACCGCCACCAACACACAGTCCATCCGGTAGCTCCGGGGGTCACACCCGGGTCACACCCGTTTAAACGCTCCAGGAGCGCCTCGAGCATGTAGCAGGTAGGGTAGGGTATGCCTGGGCGTTCCAGCGTCTCCTGAGCGCTCCTGACGCGTTCTAGGGCCATGCGGGAGTACGATCCGGCCAGCTTGCCAACCATCCTGCCAACCATCCTGCCAACCATCCTGCCAACCATCCTGCCCACCGCCTTGTCCATCCGCCTTGTCCATCCGCCTGCCAACCAACCAGCCTGCCAACCAGCCTGCCAACCAGCGCATGAGCCACATTGGATTAGAGCGCCTAGGAGCGCCTAACGCATAGGGTAGCTAGGGTAGCTAGGGTGCATGCCCGATCGGCGCTCCTAGCGCGTTCTGATGCGTTCTAGCGCTATGCGGAACGATGCCGGATGCCTGCCAGCGCTGCGTGTGAGCGGCCGTGTGTGTGTACGCGCGTGCGTGCGTATGTTGGTGAGCGTATGTTGGTGCGCGTGTGTGCCGGGCCGTGTGCCGGACCGTATGTTGGTGAGCGTATGTTGGTGAGCGGCCGTGTGTGTGTACGCGCGTGCGTGAGCGCATCTGTGTACGCGCTTGCTCGTGTGCGCATTGCGCGCGAGAGTGACAGTTAGTGTGCGTACTGTGCACTCCTGATTCTGGCTCCCTGAAGACACAGAGAAAGCGCTGCCCATGATCCTGCTCCTGCTCAGACCTAATCCTGCTCATGATACTGATCCTGCTCATGATCCTGATTCAGATCCTGCTTCAGATCCTGATTCTGGCTCCCTGAAGACACAGAGAAGCGATACGCCAATCTGTAGTGCCTGCGAGCGAAGCGACGTCAGAAAGCTACCCGGCAGGAGAGGGACAGAGAGACAGACAGAGACAAAGAGACACACAGAACACACAGCAACACAACAACAACACAACACACATACAGAGAGACACAGAGAGGATACAGAGAGGATACAGAGAGGATACAGGACACACAAAGAGACACACAGAACACACAGACACACACAGAGAGTGGACAGGACACACACACAGACTGACCCAGCATAGAGAGAGCAGGGAGAGAGATAGAGAGAGACAGAGGGAACGGACAGACAGACAAGACACACAGGAGACACACAGGACACGGACAGAGAGCATAGAGAGTACAGAGAGAGAGAGTACAGAGAGCATAGATAGAGATACAGAGCACACAGAGAACACACACACAGCACAAGGAAGCAGACGGACCAGACAGACAAGACAACACAGAGTCGAGCAGACAGGCACCTAGATATAGAGAGAGTACAGAGAGACAGTACATAGAGAGACAGTACAGTACATAGATAGAGATACAGAACAGTACTCGCTCCAGAGATACAGTACAGAGAGAGACAGTACATAGATAGATACATAGGGGTACTCGCTAGAGAACGACTAGCCTGCTAGAGAAGACTAGCCTGCTAGAGAAGACTAGCCTGCAGCACAGTACAGAACGATACAGAACGATACAGAACGATACTCGCTGGACAGTACAGAACAGTACAGAACAGTACGCTTGACAGACGACAGCACAGCATCTACAGTAGAGCCATGCCAGCAACACAACACCGCTGACAGAAGGATGAAGACAGACAGACTGGACGAGCTAGCAGATAGAGCTTGACAGACTGGGAAGCAGGGTCTAGAGTACAGACCAAGCAGCACAGCAGGACGGTACCTGCCGCAAGGTACGACACAGCAAGCGCACAGCGCGCTTGACGGGCTGATCGGGATAGACTACGATACAGTCCACGCACTAGCACTGCGGAGCAGGGTGCCTGACAGAGTATCGTCAGTTGAATGCGAAGCGGTGAACGTGCTAAGGATGGGCGCTTTGACCATTGGGGGTACCACTAGGGACCCATGCGAGTGCAGCCATACCGGGCTTGTGAGGTGTAACCTCCAGCCTCTAGTCGTTCGAAAGACACCGGCCAGTAATGGGCGAATGTCACTGGATGCGACAGCGGTACCCAAGTCGGAGAGGAGGCGAATAATGCCAACACGACGCAAGTATCGACGGGGCCAAGGTGACGTAGCATCGCAACATGCTGGTGGCCTAGTAGCGGCACCTAGAGAGGGGCTACACGGGGTACAAGCGGTCTTCATGATATGTTGCGCTGGACACTCCACAGGGGCCCCTCAACGGGCATCTGTGGACTGCTTCCAGCCTCTAGGACTCAGCCATCTCATGGTGAGTGGGCTGAGCACTGGAGCACATAATTCATGTCCCTCACTTCTGGACTGTACTTCCCTGGCAAACCGCAGGAACGTCCGCAGGCCAAGACGGCTGCCAACAAACCCCTACGTGGCGTGGACGCATATCGTGGGAGCAAGTACGCGCTCAGCGCGGATATGACAACCGAGGCGGCACGTCGTCTGCGGACGGTGGAGGCGGCGCGTAAGCGCGGCGATGTGGTGCGCCTGGTCGGGAGCGTGTGGTGGATCAACGGTAAGCCGGCCTGCTAATCTGTGGGCGGCAAGGAGCGTCTCCTAACCCGCCACTGACACCAAGGGGGTGACGATGCAAACCGCAAGCTGGGTGATCCGCGAAAAAGAATCCAAGCGCGTCCTGTTCGAGACGTTCAACCGCTCCGCCGTGGAGCGGTTGAATACCGCCAAATACGAAGCCGTGCCGATTCTTGCGTATCTGCAAGAGGTCAACGCCCGCGTGCGGGCCGCCTAACCCACTGACACAGAGGGCTGACATGAAATTCGAAATCAAACACCGCCTCACTGACAGCGTGCTGTTCGAATGCGACGCAGATCTACGGGTGCAGGTAGTCGAGCAGGCAGTGAAGCGCGGCGTGGGCCTGCGCAGCGCTGACCTGCGACACGCGTACCTGCGCGACGCCGCCTTGCGCGACGCGTACCTGCGCTACGCGGACCTGCGCGGGGCGGACCTGGACGGAGCTGACCTGCGAGGCGCGGACCTGGGCTACGCTGACCTGCGAGGCGCGAACCTGCGCGGAGCGGATCTGCGCCACGCGTATCTGCGCGACGCTTACCTCGGCGGCGCGAACCTGAGCGACGCAGACCTGGACGGCGCGAACCTGACCGGCGCGGACCTGAGCGACGCAGACCTGGACGACGCTTACCTCGGCGGCGCGAACCTGAGCGACGCAGACCTGGGCGGTGCGAACCTGGGCGATGCCCCGGCCATCGAAAACATCCACCAGGCGGTCTATGCGGCGGCATCGAAGGCCGGGGCCCTGGATATGGGCGTCTGGCATAACGCGTGTGGTACCGCGCATTGCCGGGCTGGTTGGGTAGTCACGCTCGCTGGCGATGCCGGGAGAGCGCTGGAAGCCAAGATCGGCACCGCCGGCGCTGCGCTGGCGATCTACCTCGCATCCGATCCGGAGCGCTTCAAGACCGAGCGCGTCCCGAACTTCTACTGCGACAACGCCGCCGCCCTAGCCGACATGGAGCGCATGGCGGAAGAAGAGGCAACGAGCGCCCATAACCTACCACCGATACCGAGGAAGTTGACATGCGCATAACCACCGAACAGGCAGTCGCGCGGCAGGCCGACTATAGCAACGCCGCCGGCGCGCTCGCGCAGGTGCTGGCTCAGCATCCGCAGATCGTCGCCGGCCTGGATAAGCTGGGCGAGGGCTTCCTCGGCGACGTGCGCGTCGAGTTCTACGGCAGGGTGCACTACCTCGGCCGCGGCTTCGGCGGCGGCGTGTCTGTCGACCTGGAGGAGATCGCGCTGGCCGGCACCACCGTCAGCATGAGCACGCTGGTCGGCGCGGCGCGCTGGAAGAAGATAGAAGACGATCTGCAAGCCAGCATCGAGTCCGCGCAGTAGCCGCGGGCCGCGGTGAATGTGGTGAGTACCGCACGGATAGCCCCGGGCCTGCGTAGCGGGCCTAGGAGCTATTTTTTGGGTAGGTAGGTAGGGTAGCCTACCCTGCCCCGTTTCAACGCAGTAGCGGCCCTGTAATGGGCCAGGAGAACGATCCATGGTACGCAAGCTCATGGCGCTGCTGCGCCGCAAGATCAACCCCGCGTTCGGCAACGAGTGGGACGCCTACGACGCGGGATTCGAGGCCGGATTCGATACTGCGTGGGATGCAGTGGACTTGCTGCCGGACAGGAAGTCGCGGGAGGATTCCGCTGCGGCGCTGTACGGCACGTGGCATAACGGGAGGGAGGTTCCACATGTTCGTACGCGGGCAGGTTGACGGGCTTCTGAGCAGCGCGCACTTTAACTAGGAGAGATCATGGCACACGCACACCAGCAACACCTGAAGATCGCACGACTGGCCCATCGCCTTGCGGTGGCTTTCCTTATCCGGGGCCTGCGCAGCGCAGTGGCCCATGCCGACGCGGCCGAGGAGCAGGCGGACCGCCGCCAGCGCGAGGCGTTCGCTGCCGCACAGGCGGCCCGCGATCACGCGGAGGATTTGCGCGAGGCGCATTACGACGCCCTGGTACACGCCCGCAACGTGCAGCACGCCGCGAGAGAGGAGGCGGCACTGGTCGGCGGCAAGTTGTGATCCTTGCGCCGCTCCTCAGGATTCTGGGCGGCGGCGCGTTCCCGGACATTCTCTATTGAGGTATCACAGCATGAAATTCAAGCCCGCGCGTATCACCGACCTGGTCGGTACCAAGCACCTGCGGGGGGCGTAATGCTCCCCGCCAGCGAATGGCTCAAGCCGGCGCAAGCACTGCGCGAGGGCGAGTCGCGGCGCATAGAGCACGTGTGTGGCGATGGTACCCCGCTCATCATTGCCCACGAGGTTGGGTACTGGCGAGCGTGGTGCCATCGCTGCCACGAGGGCGGACGCGAGGGCAAGCCGGGCGAGTCGTTCCATGAGAAGATGGAGCGGCGCAAGCGCGAGGCCAAGGCTGCATCCGAGATGGAGCGCTCGGTGCATCTGCCCCAGCCGATGAACTTCGACGTCCCCACATGGCCCCTGTCGGCCCGCATATGGCTGTACAAGGCGGGGCTGACTAATCCCCGCATCGCCGAGCTCGGCGCATACTGGCACGAGCGTAGTGGGCGCGTAGTGCTCCCGATCTTCGATGGCGATGTGCCGGTGTACTGGCAAGCGCGTGACTGCGAGTGGAAGCGCGGCGCAGAGCGACCGAAATATCTGAACCCGCGGGTGGATAAGCAGCACCTCGTCGCTAAGTACGGGCAGGGCAAGCTGCTGGTGCTTACCGAGGATGTGTTGAGTGCATTCCGAGTGGGCCGCCACACAGAGGCGTGGTCCCTGCTGGGCACCGACCTGACGACCGCAGTAGCGGCGCAGATCAAGAAGCCCGTGGTTATCTGGCTCGATCCAGATGCGGCGGGTGTGTCGGCGGGCCGTACCATCCTGAAAGAACTACGTGCGCAGGGTATCGAGGCCCGGCGCATCACGAGTCGGGCAGACCCTAAGCTGCTGTCCGACGAGGAGATAGTCGCATGCCTGTACTCTTTACCGCCCTGAAGCGCACTGGCTACGGCTGGTGTGTTGGCAATGACATCGAAGGCTCACGCCAGGCGCTGATAGCGGCGTTCGAGGAGGGCCAACTGGATAACATGACGCACGCGTTCATCGTGCCACTCTCACAGGAGAATGACTACTATGCTGGACGTCGCGGTTTTGCAGCTGCTGAAGACGCGCGAGAGGTACGAGGCGCTGAGTCGGGCGGTGCCGACGAAGGCGCTGGGGAATAACGCCGTCTACCTGCTTAAGGCGTTCGGCAAGTTCTTCAAGGAGAACCCGGAATGCGAGCGTATTCCTTTCGACGCCTTTCACAGCTGGTTCCAGTTGAGCCATCCCAAGCTGTCCGACGAGCAGCGGACCGTGTGGAAGCGGTCTATCAAGGAGGTACTGACAAAGGACTGCGACGCGACGGTAGCTGCGTCACTTGTCGAGCGGCTGGTTTCCGCTGCGACGGCAGCCGACTTGGCAACCATGCTGGAGCAGTACGAGGATGGCGAACTCGACCTGACTGCTGCGCTCCGCATCCTGCACGACAAGCATTTCGATACGATGGCCCGCAAGGCGAAGATGCCGGAGGTGCTGGACAACATATCGGACCTGCTGACCGAGGATGCAAACAATGTCGGGCTACACTGGCGGCTGCAAGCCCTGTCGGAGAATCTGCGGGCGCTACAGGCCGGCGACTTTGTGGTGCTTGGTGCGCGTCCCGATGCTGGTAAGACGACCACCATCGCCAGCGAGATCACGTACATGGCCCCGCAGATCGACAAGTTGTGGCCCGGCGAGAACAGGGGCATCTCGTGGTTCAATAACGAGGGGCCGGGCAAGCGCATCAAGCGTCGGGTGTATCAGGCCGCGCTGAACATGACGATCAAAGAGATGTGGGAGCTTGACCAGAAAGGGCAGCTTCACAAGGAGTACGCCAGGGCTGTGGGCGGGCGTGCCGACGTTATCCGCATTTTCGACATTCACGACTTCTGGTCGCACGAGGTGGAGGATATTATCCGTGAGATTCCTACTGCACTGGCTATCTTCGACATGGTGGACAATATCCGCTTCGGGGGCGAGATCGGCAATGGCGGCACACGCACCGACCAGGCGCTCGAGGCTATGTACCAGTGGTCGCGTGTCCTTGGAGTTAAGCACGGGTGCGCCGTAATGGCTACGTCTCAAGTGAGTGCGGACGGCGAGGGCGAGATGTACCCTAACCAGTCGATGCTGAAGGACAGCAAGACCGGCAAGCAAGGGGCAGCCGATCTCATCATCATGCTGGGCAAGAGCAATGCGGACGGCCTTTCCAACACCCGCTTCATCAGCACGCCAAAGAACAAGCTGGCGCTGGAGGGCGGCGACAAGTCAATCAAGCGCGAGGTCTGCTTCGACGGACAGAGGGCGCGCGTATACGACCCGGAGTAAATCATGTGGCTGCTGACGATTGTGTTTCTGGCGGGCGGAGTGGTGAAGACCAACGCGGTGATCGTCGGCCCGCAGGGCGGGTTCGTGCCGCACGGATGCCACAACGTGCGGGACTACGCGACGCGCTACGCGGAGCAGCACGACGTAAAGGTGCTGGCCGCCACGTGTGGCCGCGCTAAGGGGGCATAATGCGGCTGCGATCCTATCCGCGCAACACTGTGCGCAAGGTGCGGCACTCCACGGAGTAATCATGTTCATCTTCACAATGTTCTACATCATGAACGGCGCCACCTACATGGCTGTCGTGGATAGCATCCCCGGCATGCGTGAGTGCGTCGCTGTCGGGCGGGAGTACATTCAGCAGGCCCACTCGTACGGGTATCCGATCAAGGCGGCCCAGTGCACGCCGCAGCGGGAGGCGTGATGAAACCCTGCAAGATTCATACCGGGGCGCATACCACCAATGGGTACGGAGCGGTGTGGCGAGCCGGCAAGACACGCCTCGCGCATCGTGTAGCGTATGCGGATTATCATGGGATCAGTATCGAGGATGTGCCCCCGCTGCTCCGGCACACTTGTGATACGCCTCTGTGCAAAGAGCCCACGCATCTTGTGCCCGGCACGCCGTCCGATAATATGAACGACCGCAAGCGGCATGACGCGGTGTACTGGAAGCTGCGGCAGTCCGATGTGGAGGCCGTGAAGGCAAGACTCGCGGATGGTTTTACGCAGTCGGCTATTGCGCGGGAGTTCGGGATAACGCAGCAGATGGTTAGCATGATAAAGACCGGGAGGCACTGGGCGTGAAGTATACCGTTTATGATCTTGAAACGACGACCCACGCCGCGTATAAACACCGCGCCAATCCATTCATCCCGGAGAACCACATCGTCGCGGTGGGTTGGCGGCACGGTGATACGGACGAGGAGGCAAGACTAGCGGACCGGGCGGACTATCTCTACGCCGCGCCCGGTTGCTCGCTGCCGAGTTCGTGGTTCACCGACCTGCTCAAGCATGGCAAGTGGCTTGTGGGGCACAATTTGAAATTTGATATGCTGTATGCGCTGGGCAACCCGAACAGCTACCCCGAGCAGAACCTCGCCGCGTGGATGGACTGGGTGTTGGCGGGAGGGCTGCCGTGGGATTGCCAGATTGTCGAGTACCTGCTGCGCGGCATGGAGCCGTCCAGCACGATGCTGTCTCTGGATGAGGTCGCTGTGCACTACGGCGGCACCACCAAGATCGATGAGGTCAAGGCGCTCTGGGCGGCCGGCATTGACACATGGGACATCCCGCGCGAGCTTCTGATCGACTACCTCGTGGGCCGCACGGTGCCGAGCGCGGACGGCGATGGGGAGGAATTCGAACTGGGTGACATCGGCAACACCGAGCTTGTGTTCCGCGCACAGTTGCAGCGCGCGAAGGAGCAGGGCCAGTTGCGCTCGATCATCCTGAACATGGGTGCGTACGTGGCGACCATTGAGATGGAGCGCAACGGCATGCACGTCAACAAGGCGAAGGGCCTGAAGCTGGCCGAGAAGATGGCGGCCAGGCTGATCGAGATGAGTGCCGAGCTTGCCGGCTTCATCCCGGAGGATTTGCCCTTCGAGTTCAATTGGAATAGCCGCTTCCACAAGAGTGCGCTGATCTTCGGCGGCAAGATCAAGTATGAAGCCCGCACGCCCATCGTAGACGCGGTGACCGGGGAGCAAGTCTATGCGCAGAAGGACGCCGTACACGTTCTTCTCGCGGACGGCACCACGATGGACCGCGACGAGTATCTTGCGGCTACGCTTGCTAATACGGCCCCCGAGGCCCTGCGCTTTGTGGGTGGGAAGAACATGGGCGAACTCAAGACCAAGAAGGTAAAGGTCAACGACCTGAGCAGGCCCAAGTCCCGCATGGAAGACCACTACTACACGTTCGGCGGGTTCACCAAGCCCGACCCCTCGTGGGAAGGTGCTACGCCGGGAGTGTACTCATGCGACTCGGATGTGATGGCGGCGCTCAGCGCGCGGCAGGACGTGCCGTTCGTCAAGGTGCTGACTGGTGTGGTTGCGCTGACCAAGGACCTGGGCACGTACTTCATCACGACCGACGAGAAGACAGGCCACGAGAAGGGCATGCTCACGCTTGTCCATCCGAACGACATCGTGCACCACACGCTGAACATGTGTCGCACGGTGACGGCGCGGCTGTCCAGCAGCGACCCGAACCTGCAGAACATTCCGAAGGGCCAGAAGTCGGAGGCCAAGACGATGTTCGAGTCGCGCTTTGGTGCGGACGGCAAGATCATCCAGTCCGACTTCTCCTCGCTGGAAGTGTACGTGCAGGCCATGCTCACGCGTTGCAAGCAGCTTATCGCTGACTTGGCAGCGGGCATCGACATGCACTGCATGCGGCTGGCAGCCAAGGAGAAGATGGAGTATGAGGAAGTCCTGCGGCTGTGCAAGAAGGGCAAGGTCGGCGTGGACGTTACGGAGGAGGAGCGTGCGGAGTGGGACTACAAGCGCACCGGGGCCAAGTCGTTCTCGTTCCAGCGGGCGTACGGTGCCGGCGTCGCTGCTATTGCTGCCGGTACGGGCATCCCGCTCGAGGATGTACAGGCACTGGCCGACGCAGAGGATGCGCGGTACCCGGAGATCGTGGAATACTTCGACAGGAAGGCGGACGAGATTCGTGAGACACGAACCCCGACGCTCGACATCGTTGAGCATCCCGAGATACCGGGCCTGAAGTGCCAGCTTGGTAGGGGCTACAGCGTTACGCCGGACGGCAAGCGGTACAGCTACCGCGAGTCGCCATCTCCGAAGTACATGATCGAGCGGGGCCGCCCGCGTACCGGATTCGTGCCGACGCAGATCAAGAACTACGAGGTGCAAGGCACTGGCGGGGAGGTCATGAAGGCGGCGATGTGGCTGACCGTTCGGGCTTTCTACTTTTACAGGTGCTTTAACGGCAAGGCATTACTAGTGAACACGGTGCATGACGCCCAATACGTGGATGCACACAAGACCGTCGCAGTCAAGGCAGCCGCGCTGCTGCATGCCTGCATGGTCGAGGCGTCCACGCTCGTAGAGTGGTGGTTCAAATGGGAGTTGCCAATCGGTGTTCCGAGCGATACCGTATGGGGAGACACAATGGCAGAGGAGAAGGAGATCGAGGACGAGCGCTTTGAAGTTCTGGTTGCTAAATGCCGGCCGTGGTTACGCAAGAAGTTTATCGGAGGGCACGAACCATCGTGGGCGGCTGCATAGAGCATACGCCCGTACGCCGCGCGGATCGCGGCAACAAGCCCCAGCCTAGCGGTTCGGTGTCGGGCAAGATGTCATCTCACGTATCGTCAATCACAAAGCGAGGAATCACAGTGGCACTTAATCTCAAGAAGCTGGCACAGAAGGCTGCGAAGACCCAGGATCTGACCAAGGAACAGGCTGGCGGCGACTACTCCCCGCCCGCCAAGGGCGTGCCCGGTGTCCGCTTCGTCGGCTACATCGAGACGGGCAAGGTCGAGGGTACCTTCCAGGGTCAGACCCGGGTGCAAGACAAGGCGCACCTGCTGTTTGAACTGCACGGCAAGCGCTGGCCCGCGAGCGAGGGCGGTCGTCCGCAGATGCTCACGGTCAAGCTGAACAAGAGCAAGTCCGGCAAGAGCGGCTACATCAAGCTGTTCAAGGCGATGAACTACGAGGGCAACGCCACGACGTTCGTTGATCTGCTGGGCGGCGACTACATCGCCAACGTGTTCCACTACGAGAACGATGGCAAGACGTTCGCCACGCTCAAGGACGACGCGACCGGCATCATCACGGTGCGCGCCCCCTTCGTGGAGAACGAGGATGGCGAGCCGCAGCGTCGCAAGGTGCCAGAGGCAATGACCGACATCAAGGTGTTCCTGTGGGACGATCCTGACATGGACCAGTGGAATTCGATCTTCATTGACGGCGAGTACGACGACGGCAAGTCGAAGAACCGCTTCCAGAACGCCATCAAGTCCGCCCTGAACTTCGAGGGTAGCCCGGCCGAGGCGCTGCTGGAGGGCGCCCCGGACACCGGCGACGACGACGACATCGAAGACGCCAAGGCCGCGGCGCGGGCTGCCAAGGCGAAGAAGGAAGCCGAGGCAGATACGGACGACGATGACGCGGATACCGCCGGGGCCGACGAGGAGGAGGAGGTGGAGGATACCCCGCCCCCGCCCAAGAAGACGGCGGCAAAGGCCCCGGCCAAGAAGGCCGAGCCCCCAGTCGATGAGGACGAGGATCCTATGTCGGGAATCCCTGACGGCTCGGACGAGTGATGAGCAAGCCCGCGTGGTTGGAGAAAGTCCAGCAGCGGGCGGCAGAGACGGCCGAGCCGCTGGCTCGGCCCGTCGAGCAAGTGGTCAGGGGGCGCGTCGTCAACATCGACGGCGACTACTTGGCCTACTTCGCCGCTGGCGGGGACGAGATGAAGCCCGAGATTGCCAAGCAGGTTGCGACGGATCGCATCGCCGCAGCCCGCGAGCTTGTCGGGGCCGAGCACGCTGTGCTCCAACTGACGGCGCGTGACTCGACCAAGGGTCAACGGTTCCTTGCGTCAACGATCAAGCCGTACCAAGGCCAGCGCAATTCAGGGCGCAAGCCGAAGAACTGGGGAGTTGTCCGCGAGTTCCTTGAGGGGATCGACACCAGCCTTCTGGGCGCACGACGAGTTAGCTGGCTCGATCGCGAGGCCGATGACGGCTTTGCCAAGAGCGCTTACGAGTCGCCGGCCCCTGCCGAGTTGGTGGCGCATTTCACGGCTGACAAGGACATGCGGATGCTGCCCGGCATCCATCTGGGTTGGAAGGACTTTACCCGCGTTGTCGTCCCTGCCGGTGCTTACGACGTGGTTGGGGACATCGACGGCAAGCAGTACGGGCACAAGTGGTTCTGGATGCAGTGCCTTCACGGCGACACCGCGGACAACATCCCCGGCATCGCCGGAGTGGGCGAGAAGGGTAGCGCTAAGTCCCTCGCTGGCACAAGCTGTAATGGCGAGGCGTGGGAAGTCGTGGCTGCCCAGTATGCTGCGAGCTTTGGAGACGGGTGGCGTGCGGCATTTGTGGAGATGGCAACTCTGCTCTGGCTGCGCAAAGCTAATCTCCTTCACGACTTCGCCCGAGTCCTGACCACCGAGGCGCGCACAGAACTGGCCCCGGCCATCCGAGCACAGCAGCGGCGCGTGGATGCGCAGCAGGCTGAACTGGACAAACTCAACGAGGACGACCCACCGTGGCACACAGACTAACTAAAGCGGCAGTAGGCCCGAAGACTCGGCAGATGCTGGCCGAGCAACGCGGCAAGTCGCCCATCACCGGACGAGAGATCACAGATGCAGTCCTTGACCATTGTCACCGCACAGGCCACGTTCGCGGCGTGCTGCAGCGATGGGAGAATGCGGTGCTTGGTCGGCTGGAGAACTGGGCAGGGCGGCTGGGCGGTGATCCGCCAGTCTCAGACATCGAGTTCTTACGGGGCGTCGCGGATTATCTGGAACGCACCCGCGCCAACCCGACCGGCGTCCTGTACCCCACGTTCAAGACGGAAGCCGAGAAGCACCAAGCCCGCCTGTTGAAGGCACGCAAGCAGCGCGCCGCTGCGAGGAAGGCTAAGAAGGAGGTTGCAGATGACCCACAAGATTGAGTGGGAGTACCGTGGCGTATTCTCTATGGTGACCGCCAGCGCAGACGGCGAGACCGTATCGCAGGCCATCGTGGGAGACTTCAATCTCGAGGCCAACGCGGCGGCAGTGCTCGCCGCCGAGAAGACGGTCACTGATCTCCTCTCCACCATCCTCTCCACCAAGGACACCAATGACCGGCCCTAAGGTACTTACAATCGATGTGGAGACATCGCCCATCGGCGCACACGTATGGCGGCTGTTCGATGAGAACGTCGGCCTCAACCAGATCACAGCAGAGTGGACGATCCTGTCGTTCTGTGCCAAGTGGCTTGGCAGCGACGAGGTGATCTACGAGGACACCTTCAATCAGCGCAACAAGCGCGACGACAAGCGCATCGTCAAGAAGATTCACAAACTGCTGGACGAGGCGGACATCGTGATCGGCCAGAACGTGCAGAAGTTCGACCGGCGCAAGATCAACGCGCGCTTCATCATGAACGGGCTGCAGCCGCCCTCGCCGTACCGCGTCGTGGACACGATGCTTATGGCCCGCAAGACGTTCGGCTTCACGAGCAACAAGCTGGAGTGGCTGAGCGAGAAGCTGTGCACGCAGTACAAGAAGCTGAAGCACAAGAAGTTCCCCGGCTTCGAACTGTGGGCCGCGTTCCTCGCCGGCAACCCGGATGCACAAGCGGAGATGCGGGAGTACAACATCGTGGACGTGCGCTCCACCGAGGAACTGTACCTGAAGCTGCGGCCGTGGCATCCGGGGCATCCGAATGTGAACACGTACGACGAGAATGCAGGCGACGAGATGCGCTGCCCGACCTGTGGCTCGACGCACCTGATCCGCAAGGGCTACCGCTACACGAACGTGGGTACCTACGTCCGCTTCAAGTGCCAGGACTGCGGGGCGTGGCCGCACGGGCGACAGATGCAGAACACGAAACAGCAACGCAAGAACCTACTGGGGAACGCAGGATGATCTCGATCCGACAGATCAAGAGCGCGCTGATCCGCAAGCTCGGCGGCTACACCAAGATGGACCTGAACTACGCCATAGCGCAGCAGGCCGCCGCGACGTACCGCAAGACGTCGGACGTATACCAGAAGAAGCTGGCCCGCATCCGGGGCCGCGTGGCTGCGTACGACGTGCGCGACGATTTCGGGCGTAGGGTTCGCGTGGAGGATTTGCTGGCATGAGCAACGGCGGCATGAAATTCGACGGCGACAAGCCGAATACACAGTTGCTGTTCGGGGGCATGCCGCTCGCCCTTCTAGGCGTGAGCGCGGTGCTGACGTTCGGTGCCAAGAAATACGCGGCGCACTCGTGGAGGGCGGTGCCCAACAACGTTGAGCGGTACAAGGCGGCGATGATCCGCCACCAACTCGCAATCGAATCAGGAGAAACGCATGACCCAGAATCCGGCCTCCCGCACGCCTACCACATCGCCTGCAACGCGCTCTTTCTCGCAGAGCTTGCAGCGGCTGGTTTCCAGCGAGATGAACGCGGTGGACGGGCTGATCGAGCAAGCACTGTTCAACAGCCACCTGGATCGGCTGACGATTGCCGGGGAGACGGGCAACGTGGAGGCGATGTCGGAGCGGTGGGAGGCAGCACTGGCCGAGCCTCGGCTCGGCCACAGGTCGCTGGCAGAACTGTCGGAGATCATGGCGGGCGAGTACGGCGCGATCCTGTCGCTGCCTCGGCGCTGAGCACGGTGCCCGAAGACGCGCACAGAGAGACGAGCCGCCGCCCATGCGCGGCCTGTGGCTACACGATCAACCAGGTTATTCCGGCAACCACGGACGGACTATGAGCGGGTACATCGTACACAAAGCAGTCGAGTTCGAGAAGATCACCAAGGGCGCGCGCACTGCGCTGAGCAAGTCGCTTGGCGTGCTGGTGAGCGGCGTAGACGACCTGTCCGCCTACTTCACTGCGCAGCGCAAGCATGACGGCGTGCACGGCGTGGCCGTGCTCAAGGGTAACGGCGACACGATGTTGAGCCGAACCGGGGAGATCGCCAAGTCGTGTGACCATATCCTGCGCTACCTGAAGGGCCACGTGGGCAAGGACTACGTGGTGCTCGGCGAGGTGTGGCACAAGAAGTGGAAGCAGTCGGACATCTCGGGCACGTTCCGCCGACACAGCCCCGGCCCGGAGTTGACCTTTGCCGCGTTCGATATGCTGACGCTGGACGAGTTCTCTGCTGGCGAGTCGCAGCGCCCGTTCAAAGAGCGGTACGCCAAGCTGCACTCGAGGCTGGCGGGCACGCCGAGCGACCCGGCATTCCTGTGCGCCACGTACAACCCCGGCACATACGGCTCAGCAACGGGCCTGGCAGCCGATCTGGGCAGCCGGGGGCCGGCGGGGCAGGGCTGGTACGACGGCCTCATTCTGCGCGATCCTGAAGGCCTCTGGCGGGCCGGGAGCGGTACGACTGGCGAGATCATCAAGGTCAAGCCGCGGGCCAGCTACGATGTGCGGGTGCTCGGGCTGGAGGAGGGCAAGGGTAAGAACGCCGGGACGACCGGCAGCCTGCGCTGCCAAGGCCCCGAGAAGGAGTTCACGGTGCGCGGCTGCGTGACGGATGATGTGGCCCGTGCATGGTGGGCAAACCCTGCGCTGATCGTGGGCAGCATCATCGAAGTGGAATGCCTCGGCATCACAGAGGACGGCAGCCTGCGCGAGCCAGTGATGAAGTGCGTGCGGGACGATAAGCTGGACGCGGACTTTTAAGGAACAGGATGAATCAGATCGAGTGGGAAGGTGAGGTAATCAAGCGCGGCGGCCTGCGGGCGCGTGCAATGCTGGAGCGTAACGAGCAAGGCGGGCATGCGGACAACAACCCGTACGCCAACGCGCTGTACCGTAAGTACGTGTTCCCGCTTCGTGATCTGATCGTGGCGACTATCGAGCTTCACAAGACCAAGGCCGGGCGGCACGGCGCGCACGTTGCGCTCCTCAAGCAGGTTGACCCGGCCTGCGCTGCGTACATCGCGGTGCGTACGGCTATCTGCACGGTGCTGGCAGGTGAGGCAAAGGCCCGAATGCTGAGCACCAAGATCGGCCTGAGCATACAGCGAGAGATGACGCTGACCGGCTTCGAGATGACGCACCCAGACCTATTCTGGGAAGTCACGCAAGACTTGGCTCGCCGGCACAGTAAGTCGAGCGACCACCGCTACGCTGCGCTTATGGGTGCGGCCCGTAACAAGGAGATCGAACTCCCGATGTGGGGCGTGGGCGACCGCGAGCAGATCGGCTCGTGGATGCTGGAAGCACTGCGCACGATGGGCATGGTTGAAGTGCGGCACTTCAAGGAGTGGAATCGCGGCAAGATGAAGGAGCGCATCGAGTGCCTGCTGAGCGAGGAGGCCATGCACACGGTCGATCGAATCAGTAGCCTGACCGAACTCACTATGCCACTGCACATGCCGTGCATCGAGCCGCCGCGCCCGTGGACATCACTGACGGAAGGCGGGTACCACACTCCAGAGATGCGGTACATCATGCCGCACTGTGTGGTGATGCGTCACGTCAAGTCCCCTGACCTGCTGGACGAACTTAGGGCGCACGACTGGGGCACTGTGCTGAAGGCGATCAACGCGCTACAGCAGACCGCGTGGCAGATCAACCGGGAGATGCTGGAGACGATCCTCACCGTCGCCAAGCATCACAACATGGACGAGATTGTGTCGCAGGCCGAGTCGCCGCGCCCGCCGCGTCCTGAGTGGTTGACGGATGATCTGAAGAAAGAGAACATGGACGACGACCAACTACGCGAGTTCCACATGTGGAAGCGCGAGATGGCCCAGTGGCACACCGACCGCAAGTTGCAGGGCACCAAGTGGGGCCGCTTCTACACGGCAACGCGAGTCGCCAACGAGATGAAGGACTATGAGCAGATTTACTTCACATACCAAGCCGACTTCCGGGGAAGGCTCTATGCTCAGACAACTGGCGTGTCGCCACAAGGTAGCGACCTGCAGAAGTCCCTCCTACGCTTCGCGAGGGGCCTCCCGCTTGGGACTGATGCAGCGGTACAGTGGTTCAAGATTAACGGCGCAAATCGCTTCGGTGTTGACAAGGTTCCTTATGCCGAACGAATCGCTTGGGTGGACGAGCATGCGGCACGGATCGTTGCAATGGCAGAAGACCCGGTGTCGAACTTCGGATGGGCTGAAGCAGATTCTCCGCTTCAGTTCCTTGCGTGGGCTAAAGAGTTTGCGCAATGGCGACGTGATCCTGCAAGTTTCGTATCCCACATTGCCGTGGGTATGGACGGCAGTTGTAACGGACTCCAACACTTTAGCGCGATGCTGCGCGACGATGTGGGCGGACGAGCTACCAATCTTCTCCCCGGAGCAAAGCCGAACGACATCTACGCACAAGTCGCGTCCGTAACGCAGGCAAGACTCGCGGCTTTGAATTTGCCGGACGATGATGAGCGGGGGCGAGAATTCCAGCGACTGTGGCTCAAGCACGGGATCAATCGCAAGCTGGTCAAGCGCAGCGTGATGACGTTGCCGTACGGCAGCACACGGTTCTCCTGTGCAGACTTCATCGTGCAGGACTATCTGCGCAAGGGCCTTGCCCCGGAGTTCGAGCAGGCACAGTACACCAGCGCTGCAAGCTGGCTCAGTCACCACGTATGGGCTTCTATCGGGCAGGTTGTGGTTGCCTCGGCAGAGGCTATGGCATGGTTGCAGAAGTGCAGTCGTGTCATTATGGCGAAAGGCCACCCACAGATACGATGGACGACTCCCAGTGGCTTCCAAGTTGTGCAGATATACAATGAGTATGAGGAGTATAGGATTAGCTCTCGGCTGCTCGGCGGGTGTAGGCTGAAGGTGCGGTCTGATGTAGATGAGCCAGATAGCAAAGGGCACAAGAATGGTATAGCTCCGAACTTTGTACATAGCATGGATGCTAGTCACATGGCGCTGTGTATTGTGGATTGTGTAGGCAAGGGTATCACGGACTTCGCTATGATCCACGATGATTATGGTGTGCATGCTGCTAACGCCCAGGCACTGTTCGAGAGTATTAGGCAAACCTTTGTGAGTATGTATGAGAACAATGATCCGATCTCTGACTTTGCGGGTAGCTACGATGGTCTGCCTGCGCAACCCAAAGCTGGTAAGCTGGCTATCCGAGAAGTTCTCAACTCGCCCTACTTCTTCGGCTGAGGATTCCTTGTCTTCAGGGAACCATAATGAGCCGGGAGTATCTGGCTCCCAGAAGACGCACGAAACGGAGGTGCAATTGACCGAGCAGAAGCTGGTCCGGCTTGACCCGGACGCGTACAGGGCGCTGGAGAAGGAACTAGGCAATCTCGCCAAGCCAGTCGTCAGCGACAAGACTACCGACTTGCAAGCGGGTGTCCTGCTCGGTGTGCAGATTGCGCTACAAAAGCTACGGGAGGGCTATGTCGTCACAGTATGACGCCGACACCCTAGGCGCGATCCACAAGGCCATGCACGAGCAGTGCGCCGCCGCTAAGGCCGCCGGCTACCGCTGGGCGCAACTCATGCGCCCCGACGACGGCTACGAGGCGGTCAAGGCCGGCGACGTGTCGAGCGTCGTGCATGAGGGCTACCTGATCGTGTACTCGGTCGGGACATCGTGGATGAACGCCGCGGACTTGATCTTTGAGGAGCTGCTGACGCTGAGAATCAGCGCACAGGCTGGCCGGCTCTCCGCCGTGACCGACATCTTCGAGGAGCTTGCCAAGGCCTACGGCTGCAAGTACATCCTGACGGGCGCGTCAACCAGACGCTCCTTTGGCCGCTTCTTGACCGGGAGAGGCTATGAGGAGTCCGCTAACGTTTATTTCAAGGAACTACCATGAGCAAGATCGTCAAGAGCGCGATGCGAGCAGTCGGCACGGTCTTCGGCGGAGACGGCGGCGAGAATGCTGCAGCCGTCCGCGAGGCCGCCGATAAGCAGGCCGCAATGCTCCGCGAGCAGGCCGCGGCGCAGGCCGAGCAGGCCCGCCAAGCAGCGGCCGCGCAGGAGCGGCTGATCCAACAGCAGGCACAGGCCGCAGCCGCTGCCCGCGCTGCTGCAGCGAACCAGGCGACCGTCGCCAACCAGCAAGCCTCGCTGGCCGCCGACACCAAGCAGCAGCAGCCGGCCACCCAGCCGGACGTGGTGCTCGCTCCCGGGACGGCGGGCGACCCTCGCCGCAAGTACCAAGGCGGGTCGTCCAGCATTGGCGGCTCGCAGGGCGGCGCCGGTATCCGCATCTAAGGAGAGCGCATGTCCAACCCATACGACAGCCCCAAGGCGTGCTGGATGGCGTTGGATGGCCGCGCGAACGCGGTGATCCGTCGGAGCGAGCGCTACGCTAGCTGGACACAGCCAAGCCTGTGCCCGCCCGACGGCTTCACCGAGCAGACGGAGATGCAGAACGACTACCAGAGCGTCGGCAGCGAGTGCGTCAACTCGCTCTCGAACCGGCTGGTGCTCAACCTGTTCGCCCCGTCGCGCCCATTCATGCGCTACGACGTCCCGCCCGAGATCGCGGCCAAGCTGCAACTCGATCCTGCGGTGATCCAGACCCAGCTATCCAAGGCCGAGCGCGACAGCGTGAAGTTGCTGGACCAACTATCAGCCCGGCCCAAGCTGTTCGAGGCCATCAAGCACCTTATCGTCATCGGCAACGTGCTGGTGATCCTCGGCAAGGACAAGGCCACGCCGCTGCGCACCGTCCCGATTAAGAAGTTCCGGGTCAAGCGTTCCCCGTCCGGCAAACTCGTCACACTGGCGATCAAGGAATGCCTCAAGTTCGATGAGCTTGACAAGAAGGTGCAAGACGAGCTTCTGCAGACCTCCCCGACCAAGTACCAGTTCACGCCGAATAACCCGCCCGACTGCGAGTGGTACACCGAGGTGTGTCTGCAGCAGGATGGCCGGTACAAGGTACGCACGCAAGTCGATGACGCGGTACTCGTGGGCGCGGGATACGACGCGATGTACACGGAGGAGGACATGCCGTATCGTGTCCTGACGTGGGAACTGCCGGACGGCTGGCACTACGGTGTCGGGTTGGTCGAGCAGCACGCCGGGGACTTCGCCGCGATCAGCACCATGTCTGCCGCGCAGTTGCAGTCGGCCATCCTCGCCTCCGAGTTCCGGTGGCTGGTGAATCCGGCAGGCATCACGCAGCCAGAGGATATGGTGAACTCGCAGAACGGCGATGTCGTGCCGGGCAGCCCGGATGACGTAGCAGCCGTGACGGCGGCGACCGCGGGCGTGGCGGGCGCGCTTCAGGTGCAGGACTCGATCCTGTCCAAGTACGTGAGCCGCGTGGGCCGCGCATTCCTGCTGGCGTCTGCCGCGCAGCGTGATGCGGAACGCGTGACGGCGGAGGAGATTCGCCGCGACGTGCTCGAACTGGAAACCTCGCTTGGCGGCGTGTACTCGCGGCTCGCTGTGGACTTCCAGAAGCCGCTGGCCTACTGGCTGGCCCGCATGCTCGGCGTCAAGCTGAGCGACACAGGCATCCAGCCTACAATCATCACCGGCCTCGACGCGCTGTCTCGCAACTCTGATCTGGAGAATCTGATGCGCGCCCTCCAGCAACTGCTGGTAGTGTCGCAGATTGTCGCAGGGGGCGGCCCGTTGAGCGTCACCCTCAGCACCACGTCCATCGCAGCCGCCATTTTCGCAGGCAACGGCGTAGACGCGAACACGTTCGTCAATGATCCAGAGACGCAGCAGGCCCTGATGGAACAGGAGCAGGCACGTCAGGAGTCACTGGCCGCGGCCCCGAGCCGGGCACGCAACCAACAAGGAGCTTAAATGAGCGAAGCAGTCGCAGCCCCCGGGGCAGCAGCCGGTAACACAGTCGCAACCCCCGCAACCCCTGCAGCAGGCACCGGCGTCCAGGCAGGGGCCGTGCTGCCTGCCGGGTAACCTACCAGTCCACCGGCCACGCCGGGCTGGACATGGCGGTGAACTGGCTCGGCTCGCTCGGCATCGACTACGACAAAAGCCCGGAGGCACAGGCGGCGTATAACGGCGATTTCAGCCTATTGCGCGCCCTCCTGCAGGGTCGGGGTGTGCAGGGCGCTGACGCGTATCTAGCGCTCGCTGAGACGGCGGTGAAGAGCATCAAGGAGGCGGAGGCCGCCAAGGCCGCCGACCATGTGGCCGAGATCAATGGCTACGCTACCGACCTGTTGGGCGGCATCGACGCGTGGAACGAGACTCTGGCGTGGGCCTCTGCGAACGTGGAGGGCGACGAGGCAGCAGGCATTAACGCGTCCCTCGACGCCGGCGGCATTCAGGCACAGGCCATGATGCTGTTCCTCCAGAGCCAGTACCGCAACCAGCCCGGCACCAGCTACGGCGGCCCCGCTAAAGTAGCCAGCCACACAGCCGGCGGTTCGGGCTCCGGGCAGAGCAGCTTCACGCCGCTCTCCCCGCAGGAGTACGGCCGCGCCACGGCGGAACTCGCCAAGCAGCTACGTGGACAAGACATCACAAAGTCCCCGCAGTACGCCCAACTACAGCAACGCCGCGCCATGTATCGCGGTTGATGATCGCCCGCCTGGGCCTTCCTTCGGGAGGCTCGGGCGGGTCTTTGTCGTTTCTGGCTCCCAGAAGACACAAAGTATCGTGTCACCAGAGAGCCTAAAGCGTGGCAAGTGACACGCACCACTTTTGTGAGAGGAACATCACATGGCAGTCAGCTATACCAACGTCAACCGTCCCGGCGCTAATCTGCAGGCGGGCAACAACACGCAGATCGGCACCGCCCCGGCCGGCACCAACCCGCAAGCGCTCCATATCGAGGAGTACGGCGGCCAGATCGAGGGCACCATCGCGCGCAAGTCCATCGTACGCAACTTCATCCCGGTGCGCTCGGTCACGGGTACCTCGATCCTGAGCAACTTCCGCATCGGCGAATCGACCCTCGCCAAGGTCACGCCGGGTACCGCGCCCGACGGCTCGGTCAACCAAGCGGCCAAGGTGAGCCTGCGCATCGATACGCTCATCAACGCCCGCAGCATGGTCCCGCTGCTGGACGACTTCCAGAACTCCTACGATGCCCGCATGGCAATCGGGCAGGAGCACGGCAAGAAGTTCGCCAAGTTCATCGACCAGGCATTCCTTATCCAGGCAGTCAAGGCTGCCCAGCTTTCCGCCGCGGGCCTGCCCGCTGGTTGGTCGGGCGGCACCACCAAGACCTTCGCCGCTGCCGGTGATGAGAACGACCCGGCCAAGCTGGAGGCGCTGTTCTCGGACCTGTTCGCGGACATGGAAGCCAAGGACGTTGATCCGATCTCGGACGACGTGGTCGTGGTTCTGAAGCCCGCAGCGTACTACACCCTGCTGAAGAACAACCGCCTCGTGGATCGCGACTTCGTGCTGTCGGATGGCACCGAGATCAAGACCAAAAGCCTGTCGGTCTACGGCGTGCCGGTGTACGTCAGCAACAACCTGCCGACCACCAACATCTCGGGCCACGAATTGTCCAACGCGGGCAACTCGAACGCATACGATGGGGACTTCACCAAGGTGGTTGCTGCGGCGTTCTCGCCCAAGGCGCTGCTGGCCGGCGAAACCATCCCGCTGACCCCGGACGTGTTCTACGACCCGATCAGCAAGATGTGGTTCATTGACGCTCACACCTCGTTCGGCGTCACCCCGGATAACCCTGCATACGCAGGCGTGCTCCTGCGGGCCTAATCGCCGCAACTGCCCGTCACTCACAAGGTGGCGGGCATTTTTCGTTAGGAGGCAAGATGGCGACCAACATCACGCAGCTTGATGTCGTGAACGCATGCCTGCGCTCGATGGGCGAGACGCCGCTGAACAGCATCGACCTCGATCACCCGTACGTCGCATCCGCACTGGGCATTCTCGGCGAGATGAACGTGCTGGAGCAGGAACTCGGTTGGTGGTTCAATACCGACTACACTGTGCTGCACCCGGACCCGGACACGGGCTTCGTGTACATCCCAGCAGACTCGCTGAACTGCCGCATGAACCCGGACAATTCGCAGTACGTCGAGCGCGGGAACCGTATGTGGGATACGCTTAACTCGACGTACGACATCGGCATCGACCTGCCCGTTTGCATCTACAGGAATATCGACTTCGATAACCTGAACATCGGGGCCAAGCTGATGATCTCGCTCCGCACGCAGCTGAGCTTTCAGGACGCGTTCGACGGCGACTCGGACAAGTACCAGAAGATTTACCAGCAGTACCAGCAGGCATACGGGCGACTGCGCCGTTTGCATATCAAGAACCAGAACCTCAACATGATGAACACGCCGTACTCCGCAACCGCGATGGGTATGGTGCGCCCGGTGTCCCGCTATGCCGGGGCCAACGCCGTCATGTACCCGGTTCGCGTACGTTAACAGGGAGCCTCGCATGGGCAAGGTTGTAGGATCGTACGCCTCGATCGTGCGGGGCGTCTCAGAACAGATTTCATCTGATCGTCTGCCGGGCCAGTTCTCGGAGATGGTCAACATGGTTGATGACCCGGTGCGCGGGAAGGCCCGCCGCCATGGATCGGCCCTCGTTGATGAGCGCTTGCTCATGCCGGGCACGCTCACCGACACGCAGAAGGAATATCTGCGGAACTATCGAGTGTACGACTTCTTTCTCGGCGGCGTAGAGTACAGCCTGATCTTCCAGTCGCAGCCCCGTGCGCATGGGGACACGCTGCCGCTGATCCAGTGCATGAACAAGGCCACGGGCAAGTTCCTCACAGTGAACCTTAGCGAGTCCGTAGCCGGCGCGTTGGACCCGTGGAAGGATGGCGGCATCTCGGCGGTGACCCTCGTGGGGCGATTCCTCGTGATGGCCTCGAATCAACTCGGGCCGGGCTACGCCACCACGGACAAGTTCGCCGCGACGCAGGAGTGGGGCGTAGCATGGGTGCGCGGCGGGGCGTACAGCCGCACGTACAAGCTCGTCATTCGTGGGGCGCCTGGATCGTATCCGGGATCGCCGGTCTACACGGCCACATACACCACTATGGCCTCGTCGTACCCAAGCCTATTGGACACCTCCGATATTGCGCAGAGTGACCCAGAGTACCAGAAGAAGGTGAACGACCGCGTGAACGCGTACAACTCCGCAGTGAACAAGTGGGTGGGCGACGCGCTCGCTAGCACGCAGCCGCAGAACATCGCGGCGCAGCTTGCGGCGCAGCTTACCGCTGCGGGCTACGTCAACCTCGCAGTGGTCGGCGGCTCGATCTTCATGGACCGCATCGCGGATATGACTTGTGATGACTCTGGCGACGGCACGCTGTTCCGTGCCGTATTCAATGAGGTGGACGACCCGGCCAAGTTGAGCACCGTCCACGGCGACCAGAAGGTCGTGCGCGTCAAGCCGCGAGGCACCGACGAGGTGTACTATATGCGGGCCGTCAAGACAGACACGGCGATGAATCACTTTGGGCCGGTTCAGTGGGTCGAGGGCCCGGCACAGGTAGTTACGCCGGGTCAGGTGTTCGCGTTGGCGCACGTCACCTCTACCACGATCACGCTCGCCAACAGCCCGGCACAGCTTGCAGCTGCCATCGGCTCGGCAGTGCCGGGGTACGCCCCAAGTGTATGCGGGGACTTGCTGGACGCGGGCGCGGTGCCGTACTTCTTCGGGCGCAAGGTATCGCACATGACGATGTTCCAAGATCGCCTGTGCGTCGTGTCCAACGGCGTGATCCTGATGTCGCGCACCGGGGACTACTTCAACTGGTTCCGCAAGTCGAAGCTCCGCGTAGACGACGACGACCCGATCGAAGCATTCGCCCTGGGGAGCGAGGATGACATCATCACGCAGTCGAGCACGTACAATAAAGACCTGGTCTTCTTCGGGGAACGTGGACAGTACGCGCTGCCGGGGCGATCGGCCATCACGCCCAAGACTGTCTCCATAACACAGGTAGCCGGCGAGCGGGATGCCATGCTCGCTCGGCCGATCCCCGTAGGCAACCTGCTGTTCTACGGCAAGTACGAGACGAAGCTGGACCAAACCGGCCCAAGCAAGTTCGCGGCGTCGTTGAGCCAGTTCCAGCTTGGCCTGTTCCAAGACACGCCCGAGACATATAACGCATCCCAGCAGCTTGACGCATACCTACGTGGGCGCATCATCGAGCTTGCGTCGCTGCCCAAGCCCTACACGGTGTTCTGCCGCACGGATGGGCTGGACAACGGGCTGTACACGTACCGCTTCATCGACCAGCAGGGCACACAGGCCCGCCAGTTCGACTCGTGGTCGCGGTGGGAGTGGGATGAGCGCGTGGGTACCATCGTCGGGCTGACGACGTACAAGGCCACGCTGTATGTGTACGTCGTACGGATCAACGCCGCGGGCGTGTGGATAGGTGCTGAGAACTTCATCATGGACTCGTCCACGGCAGTATCCAGCTACCTCGATTCGCAGCGCAGCGGGGCGCAGTACGATGCGGCCACCTCGGCCACGAAGTTCATCGCGCCGGATAACCCAGCGGATGAGAAGGCGCAGCAGTATATGGGCGGAAAGCGCCCGTACCCGACAGCCTATCTCGGCGGCGCAGTCACGAACTACGCTGACCTGCGGGCTAATGTGTTCGGCGGGGACAACACCAGGTACGATGTTGGGTTCCAGTTCCAGTCGTACACCGACCTAACCCCGCCGTACGTGCGCGACCGCAATGACAAGGCCATCGTTAATGGCCGGCTCGTTGTGAACCGCTACACCGTAAGCGTGACGGAGACAGCCGGCATGGACTCGTACCTGACCGCGCAGAATCAGACCACGAACGTGCAGCGCTTTAGCGGCCGCCGTGTCGGCATCAGCAACAACCAAGTGGGCATCCAGCCCTACTCGACCGCAGTGGTGGATGTGCCCGCGGGGCGCGCCAACACAGAGCACAGCATGCGCTTGCAGTCGCGTACGTGGCTGCCAATGACCATCTCGTCAATCGAGTGGGTCGGGCAGCTCTTTATAAACAGCCGCCGAGTGTAAGGAGTTCGCTATGTGGATGGCAGCAATTGGGGCAGTGATGGGCATGGCGAATGCGCAGGCCCAGAAGGAGGAGCAGGCGGCCCAGCAGTACGCGCAGAAGGCCATCGACCAAGCCAGGGCCGATGCTGCCAACACAGTGAACACTGCGAACGCCGAGGGTGCCAACAAGATCAGGTACGCGACAAACGACTTCGAGGCGGCGCAGGCCGCCCTTAGTACGACGACGCGCTCGATCGCAAACCAGCAGAAGTTGCAGGCGTTTGGCGAGCAGTACAACGCGCTGCAGGTCAATATCGCGCGGCAGTCCGACCAGATGTTGCGAGGTCGGCTGGTCGACCAGCTACAGGCCGCGTCGAACTTGGGGGCGCTTCGTGCGGACGCGGCCTCGCGGGGCGTGGGAGGCTCTAGCGCGGAAATAATGCGCTCGGTGGCTGCCCTCAACTTCGGCTCGCGCGAGACACAGTCCGCGGACATGCGGCAGCAACTCTCGTACGACCAGGCGCTCCAACGATCGGGTATGATCCGCACGGCTATCCTCTCGCAGGACCTGACCGTGGACTTGCCGTCGCTGGATTACGGCTTCAGCAGCGCGCCTACGCAGACCGCAGGCACGTACTTCCAGTCGAACAACGGCGTGAGGCAGGCGATCATCTCCGGCCTACCCGCGCTGGCGGCGGCTGCCGGCGAAATCGGCGGCGCGCTCGCGGGCGCGGCTGCCCCGTCGGGCTTCTACGGGGCCGGGGCCAAGAGCGCGGCTGACTACAGCCTGACCTTCGGGTTGGGCGGTTCGAGCTATCAATCAACGGCAGGCACATCGTCGCTGACCTTCGGGTCCGGCACGCCAACCTCGGGTATGTTCACTTCAGCATAAGGAAACAGCATGGCGGAAACATTCGGCATCTCTGCCGGTGGAGACGTGGTGGTGCAGAGTGCGCCCGCCGCGCCACAAGGCCCGCAGGTTCGCCTCAACGGGCGAGCCGGGATGTACAGCGGGCAGGCGCAAGTCTCGCAGCCCGGTGGTATCTACGGGGCTGAGGCAGTAGCACAGGACAACGCGAAGACGATGGACGCGCTCAACAAGCTCACACAGGGCGCGCTTGAGCCGTACATCCAGCAGGAGAAGCAGAAGCAGTATTACGAGGGCATGGTGATGGCCGCGCAGGGCAAGAGCCTCGTGGACATCCAGAAGGAGCAGCCGTGGTTCACAAACATCTTCGGCCCGTCCGCTACCGTTCGCGGTGCGCAGGCGATGACGGCGATGGGCGCGCTCGACAATGCGAAGACGGACTTCCTCGGCCAGATGCCGGTGCTGCGCACGCAGTCTCCGGACGCGGTGCGTCAGATGATCGTCTCGCAGTTCAGCAAGCTGGGCAGCACCGGCGACCCGGCCACGGACGTGATGATTCAGGCGAAGCTCGCAGAGCAGATGCCGGGCCTGCTGGACATCCACACGCGCGAGCATGTGAAGTACATTCAGGAATCGAACTCGTCGGCGTTCCAGAAGGCGTCGCTCGCCTCGGGCAAGAGCCTGCAGGCGGTGTACGACAACGGCGACTCGACCATGCCGCAGCAGATCAAGGACAACGAGTGGCGGTATGCCCAGGAGTCGTGGGCACCGATGCCGGGGCAGGATCAGAGGTCGTGGCAGCAGGACGTGTTCAACGTGTCCAAGGCGTCGCTGATGGAGGGCAACTTCGCTCACATCGAGGCGCTGAAGTCGTCGCAATTCTGGGGCCAGTTGGACCCGGAGGCGCAGTCGCAGATCGAGAAGATGATCCCGGTTGCGCGCGAGCACGCTAAGCGATACAGCCCGAGCCTCACGCAGGACGTGTTCAACGTCAACACGATGGAGCAGCAGCTTGCCATCGGTATGGGCCCACAGTCGATTGACGACCTCCATCGCTGGATGGACGCCAAGGACGGAGAGTGGACCAAGAAGACCGGCACGTCGCAGCCATACTTCGACAATGCGCAACGCAGCGCGCTGGAGGATAAATGGTTCGCCGGTATGAAGGCCAAGCACGCGAGTAGCGCCGCGGCCAACGCCAAGGTTCAGGACATCGCGCTGCAAGAGGCCATGCTGCGTCAGGGCGTCAACTCGATGACCACCCCGCCGTCGATGGACAAGATCGGCGGGGAAGTCAAGCAAGCCGTGATGGGTGAGCTTTACGGCCAGATCGATTGGACCAACCCGAGCGACCCGAAGCAGCAGACACTCATGTCGAAGTTCGCGGTGGCCTCGGCCAACCTCGGCCCGGGCATGACCGTGCAAGCTGTGCAGGGCCGCTGGCGCGTCGCCGCTCAGCAGATTCTCGCGGACGGTGCCAACGTCTCGCAGGAGGCGCAGGGCGCGTTGCAGCAGTGGCGGGCCATGCTCGATCCCTCCGTGGTGAATGGGCGGGCTGCGCTCTCCCAGTACCTCGGGGCGGAGGAGGCCGCCAAGGTCGAAGCACTCATCGCCATGTCGCCAGACCTGGCGGACCCGAACAAACTGCGCGACGCCCGCAAGGCTATCCGCGATGGGTACGCCGCTGTACCTCACACCGAGCAGGTCACCGCCGCAGAGGCTATCGTGGAGAAGGAGACCCCTGGCATCCTCGGGCGCATCTTCGGCTCGTCGGGGCAGTTGGGTGGTATCAAGCTCAATGAGGGCATGCGCGGCAAGATGGTGAAGGACTTGGCGCAGAGCACTGCGCGCTTCATGCAGATCGGCCTGTCTCCGGAGGCAGCGGCGCAGCAGGCGTTCGACATGCGCTACGGCGGCGTCAACGGGGCCGACATGTTCTCGGGCATCATCATCGAGAAGCGGGGCGCGGCCAGCACACTCGCGGCCAAGCTCGTCTCCCGCAACGGCGGCTCACAAGGCCAGTCGGATTATCAGGAGGCAGTGGACCTGACGTGGCGCACCAAGGTGGCCGAGTCGGTGAACGCGCAGATCGGCGCACTCGCCGCCCAGCCGGGCTTCAAGGGTGACGCGTCCGCACAGTTCGACCCCAGCAAGCTGGAAGCTGTGTACGGTACGAACCTCGTGATGCCGGGAGGTAAGACTGCGATCGCGCTGACCGTCAGCGACAAGCGGGGCAAGACCCACGTTGTCACATTCACGGAGGATGACGTGTCCAAGACCTTCGATGCCCTAGCCACCAAGCGCGCAACCAATTCGCGCAAGGCGGTTTCCGCGGCGCCCGCGCAACAGCAGATGATAGACACCGGCTTCGGCGTACTGCAAATTCCTTAACGCGCACAGCGTCGGGCACCCTCACTCGAGGGTGCCCCTCAGTGTGCGTCTCAGTTCATGGAGAGATAAATGGCAAAGTTTCAACCCACCGAGCAACAACTTGAAGACGCACGCAAGCAAGACCGCTCGCTCGGCATTCCCGAAGGCACCACTGCTCGCCAGATCGAGGTGGAGTCTGGGTGGAATCCGCACGCCCTGAGTGGTAAGGGCGCAATGGGTTATGTGCAAGTCGTCCCGAAGACGTTGGAATCCATCTCGGCCCGCGTTGGCCGCGACCTGAACCCGGCCGACTGGAATGACGCGCTCACGATCCACGGCGCAGTGATGAAGGAAAACCTTGGCCGGTGGGGCAATCTCGATGATGCCCTCCGCGCCTATAACGCTGGCTGGAACCCGCGCAACTGGGACAACCCGGAAACCAACGGCTACATCCAGAAGATCACGGGCGGGCAGGGTGGCGCCGCCGCAGCCCTGTTCGCCGCGGACTCGGCCGAGAAGCTGGGCACCTACGGCAAGTCACTGCAAGACCTCGAAACGGCTCGCCAGTTCACGCAAGGCGCGGAGTACGGCCAAGCCACGCCGGGCAGCGAGGCGCTGACGCCGACGATCCAGCAGGGGCTGCCTGACGCGGACGCGATTCAACTCGCCAACCGCACGGCCAACACCTCGGGCTTCCTCGAGGCCACCGTGGCCGCCGCGACCAACGACACGCTAACCGCCGCCCTGTGGGGCCTGCAGAAGCGCGGGCTGGTCGACCCGCAGTTCGACCCGTTCTCCGAGGGCCGCCGAGCCGCCCTCGAAGCCGAGGGATTGTATGGTGACCAGACCGCACGCGACCACATCGGCGCGTCGATCAATGAGGAGGATTACAATGCGCGCGTTCAGGATGAGCGGGACCGCCGCGAGCTTATGTCGCGTATGGCTAACACCGACGGGCTTGCTGGCGCTGGCGTTGTCGCTGGGCAGTTTCTTGGCTCTATGGCTGACCCTGTTGCTATCATTGGTTCTCTGGGTGCCGGCGCTGCTGTTGCTGCTTTGCGCGGCGCGGGCGCGGCGACTCGCGCGGCGATGATCGCCGAGGCTGCCCTCGGTGGGGCAGTCGAGAACGTGGCGCAGCAGTACGCCATCGACCAAGTACAGGGCACGCGATTCGATTGGGCCTCTATGACTCAACAGGCCGCGTTCGGGGCCGGCCTCGGCGCGCTTGGCGGCGTCATTGGGGCACGTGAGAAGCGCGCCGCCGAGGGACGTCAAGAGCAGCCGGGGACGACCCCGACGGGGGCAGACGCGGGTGGCGACATGCCGGGCCGCCACGTAAACGAGGAAGACCCGCTCGACGCGTACATGCAGGGCTCGCAGGCCGAGGTGGAGGATATCCTACGCCGTAAGGGCGACGAGGCGTATAACGAGGGCGTGACCGGGCAGCGGCGTCTGGATGCCGACGAGGGCGGCCTGTTCTCGTCCGACTTCTATGACATCTACGGCCCGGCCCGCACGCTGGACGACGACCTCGAGAGCGCACTGCGCGGCTGGCAGGATGAGACGGTCAGCATCGAGCGCGACAAGGTGCGCCGCGGCGGTGACGACATCTCCGAAGACGCCGCGGGGGTCCGCAGCGAGGAGCACCTGATCGAGCAGAAGGTCGCGGCAGGCGGGCCGGACGTGCCGGTGAATGAGCCGCCGTTCGGACGCACCTCGGTCGAGCATCTGGCGACGAGCATCAAGTCAGGCCGCGAAGAACTCGCCCGCCTGACGCAGACGGCGAAAGACCCGCTCATCAAGCAACTGGCTGGGCGCCTGCTGAGCGTCCTGAAGACGGACGTGAAGATCGAGGTGATTAAGAAGTCAGATGCCGCCCCGATGGGCGGCCGCCCCCACTATGAGTTCGGCAGTAACACTGTCCGCATTGCCCCGAGCGACGGCGACTGGGTTATGCTGCACGAGCTTGCACACGCGGGCACCGCGCTGAAGTTGGAGTACGGCAAGGCAAACCCGGGCTCAGTCCACGGCCAACTGTACACCCAGTTCGAGGAACTGCGCAAGTCTACCCGCGACGCGTGGGCGGCCCTGACAGACGGCGAGCGCGCGAAGCGCATGACCGCGAGCCGCCGGGACTTTGTCCGGGGCGCGTTAGAGGGCAAGAAGAACCCGACCCCAGAGACGATCCAGAAGGCAGGCAGCGAGGCCGGCGCAGTCAACAACGTGGACTACTACTTCCAGGACGTTCATGAGTTCGCGGCGGGCCTGTACTCCGGAGACAACGCATTCGTGCGCTTCCTCGCAGGCCTACACGTGCCGGCCACCGGCCAGAACTTCCTGACCAAGGCGGTCCAGATTGTAAAGGACTTGCTGGGCCTGACCAACGTGCAGACCAACGCGCTCGCCCGCGCAATGCATCTGGTGGATGAGATTCTGGAGTCGCCGCTGAATACAACCCTGCGCTTCGGCACAGAGGATCGCCGCAGCATGTCTATCCTGCAAGCCCCGCCCACCCCGGCCAGCATCATCGGCTCGTGGACGACCACGGCACTGCAGGAGAAGGTGCTGACGGCGCTGTCGCACGTCAACATCTCGCGCAACGCCAACAAGGCCACAGAGGGCCTGCTCTCGGGTCTGGGCTACGTGGACAAGAAGACGGGCGGCTGGCTGGTTACGCCGGCTCAGCGCCTGTCGCAATCGGCCTCGGAAGTTGTGCGCCGCGCGGGCGCCCTGCTGTTCGAGAACGCCGCAGGCACGGACGCCCGCAACAACTCGGTGTCCATCAACTACGAGCGGCTGCGTCGCGGCTATACGGACCAGTACCTCATGGACGTGGAGAAGAACCTGATCGAGGCCATGACGCCGGGCGAGAAGGCGAAGTACCTGACGGGCTTCGGCGCTAAGGAAGTGATCGAGCGCATCGACACCGCCGTCGCGGAGCTTCGGTTCCAGAAGCGCATGGCAATCGCCAAGGGCGGCAACATGCAGTACCCGCAGACTCCTGTGGGCCGCATCGCTGCCGTGATGGACGAGCAAGTGCGCCGCGTGACGGAAGAGGGTATCCAGGCGGGCAACCAGCACGCCAAGGATGTGTCGGGCACGGGCTGGGTTGGGTTCCTGCCGCAGACCTGGAAGTGGGACAAGTTCGCCAACGCGCTGCGCACCGACCGCAAGACGTGGGACGCCGTGAAGAAGAACTTCACCGAGCAGTACACCGAGATGATCGTGGACCCTGCTATCGCTAAGGCGACCGCTGCCGGGGCCAACACGCAGGAGCTTGCCGCAATCCGGGCAGCCATGACCAAGCAGGTCGAAGCCCGCGTGGAAACGCGCATGGGTGAGGCTATCCGTGATCCGGGTACCCGCGGCAACCGCGACGACACCAAGTTCGCCAAGATCGCCGCAGAGCTTCTGGAGGAGCAATTCGACGGGCAGCCGGTCACGCCGCAAGTCGTGGCCGACTTCCGCAAGGCCCTGGGCGACATCGTGAAGGACCGCACCCGCACGGAGTTCGACACCCTGCGCGTGGTGGACGGTGTACGCCTGCTGGACTTCCTTGAGCACGGCATCATCGACAACGTGCAGCACATTGGCCGCAAGGCCCTGGGCGACATCGTGAAGGACCGCACCCGCACGGAGTTCGACACCCTGCGCGTGGTGGACGGTGTACGCCTGCTGGACTTCCTTGAGCACGGCATCATCGACAACGTGCAGCACATTGGTCACCGCTTCGCGGGCCAGAACGCAATGGCCAAGGCCGGGCTCAAAGACCCGCATTACTTCGACGCCCTGCTGGACCTCGCAGCTAAGGACGGCGCATCGCAGGCCGACATGGAAGACCTCGCATTCGCGGGTCGCGCCTACGGCTTCCTGCCGTCGAAGGCTGCCGATATGCCCGCCCTCGCCGCACTGCGCAACTTCGCGTACTCGGCCATGATGGGCAAGCTCGGCTTCTCGCAACTCGCGGACCTCGGCTCAATCGCGTCGAACCTCGGGGTCGGGTCGCTGTTCCGCATGCTGCCGCGTACGCTGTCGCGCGAGCCTGAGTTGGTCAAGCAACTCGGTCGCATGTCCCTGTCGCTAGTTGGTCAGGACTACCGTCTGCATCGTCTCACTGCTGACGTGCTGCCCGATGGGCGCGCTATGCAGGGTGGCTTGCAGTCGCTCCAGATTGTGTCCAACCGCGCGGCGGGGCTGGTGTCGCATCTCTCGCTGTCCAACTTCATGAACAAGACGCTGCACAAGGCGTTCCTGCCCACCATGATGGAGGACTTGACTCGTGCCGTGCAAGGGCGCGATGGTGGGATGAGTGCACGCCGGTTGGCTGACGCAGGCATCGACGCCCCTATGGCCCAACGCATCGCTGCGCAACTCAGCGCGCACGACGCGGGCCGCAAGGCAGGCGATGCCTTCCACTGGGACAACTGGACGGACGCGGAGGCTATGGACTCGTTCATCGCCGCCGCGCAGCGCATCACGTACCAGACCTTCCAGCGCTCGCTGGTGGGGGAGTCGCAGGCATGGCGCAGCGAGAACGCGGTGGGCATCCTGTTCGGGCAGTTCCGGGGCTTCGGCCTCACGGCTATGGAGAAGTCCACGGCTCGCAACCTGAACATCGCGGACGCGCAAGCGTTCGTGGGGCTGGCTCTCTCGACGGCACTGGGCGCTGCAATGGCGTACGGTCGCATCGAGATGAACACGCTCGGGATGAGCGATGCAAAGGCCCGCGAGTACCGCAAGAAGCAGACGGGCTTCGCGTTCACCGAGCTCGTGCTGAACAACGTGAACCAGTCGGGCATGTTGGGCGACGCGGTGAGCATCGGTGAGCTTGTCTTCGGCGGTAACAGCCGGGGGCAGCAGGCCGGGTTCGAGCCGCCCGCAGTATCGCTCGTGGGCGGGCTTGGCAAGGTGGCAACGCAGGCCGGTGCATTCCTGACCGGCGAGGGCGATGTCAAGAAGCTGTCGCAGTCGCTGCTGCGCATCGCGCCGGGTGGCAACACCTACGCGGGCACGTGGCTGCTCAACCAGACCAAGTGACGGATGGGCCTCCTTCGGGAGGCTCAATCTGGTTCCCTGAAGACATATGATATAGGAGGCCATATGGCCGGAGAACAACTATTGCCGTGGATCGACTCCGGTGACGCAGAGGGCAACCGGAACTCCATGCAGAACTTCGCCGGAAACGGCGTAACGACCTCGTGGGACTTCAACTTCGCTGGCGGCTACATCTCCGCGGCGGACGTGAAGGCATACATTTATCACTCGGCCTCGGGGTTGACGGACGCTATTAATCCCGTCGTGCTCACCGGGCCGAATACCCTTCAGGTGATCCCGGCAGTACCGACGGGGGACTTCCTCGTCGTGTACCGGGACACGCCCAAGGACACGCCGCTTGTGGATTATACCACAGGTGCGGTGCTCGATGAGGCAAACCTCGACAAGTCGAACAAACAGGCGGTATTCGTGGCCGCCGAGATGTCCGACCGCTTCGACGCAATCAACGCCTCCAGCGCTGACGCAATCACGCGATCCTTCGAGGCGCTGTCGACGGCCAACGCGGCCATCGCGGACTCTGCTGCTGCCGTGGCTACGGCCAACGCCACGAATGCAACTGCCGCCGCCGCACAGGCCGCCGCGGCAGCGGCCGTGGCTACGGCCAACGGCGCGAGTGATGTAGCTAATGGCATCGCCGGCACGGCTGACGCCGCCTTTGCTGCTGCCTCGACCGCGGTGGCTACGGCTAACGCCGCCGAGGCCACGGCCAACGGCATTGCGGGCACGGCCAACTCTGCCTTGACGCAGGCGAATGCTGCCGTCACAACAGCGAACGCTGCCAGCACCAGCGCGGCGAACGCGGTGGCTACGGCTAACGCGGCCTCCGCGGCAGTCGGCGGTAAGATGGACAAGAGCGCGAACCTTAGTGATGTCGTATCAGCTAGCGCGGCGCGGGGCAATATAGGCGCGGGATCGGCCGGCGGCTTCACACTCCGCAACCTGCTCATCAACGGCAACTTCGAGCTCTGGTCTCGCGGGACCAGTTCCACTATTAGCGCATCGAGCGTGTTCCGTGCCGACCGTTGGAGGAACTCTGCAATGGGGTCAACCTCCGTGCAGAGCCTCCAGTCCTTCCCCGTCGGAGACACCTCGTTGGGCGCATACGCCTCGCGGTACATACGCGTGCAGGCCACCCAGGCTGCCGGTAATAGCAACTTCGTAAACCTGGGGCAGCGTATCGCCGATGTGCGGCGCACAGCCGGCCGGACGTGCGTACTGACGTTCTGGGCTCGGGCCGACGCGGCGCGCCCCCTGGCAGTCGAGTTCACACAGCACTTTGGCTCGGGCGGCTCGCCGTCTACCGAAGTCACGGGCCTCGGGGTGCAGAAGATCACGCTGAGCACTACATGGACCAAGTACACCGTGCCCGTCACGTTCCCATCAATTGCGGGGAAGACGCTCGGCAGCGACGGCGACTCGACCATCGTAATATTCTGGTTCGACGCGGGGAGCGACTACAATGCGCGCACCGGCACCCTTGGGCACCAGTCCGGCACGTTCTACATCGCGCAGTGCCAGCTCGAGTACGGGGACAAACCTACAGAGTTCGAGCTTGTGCCGAACAACGTTCTGTACGACCAGTGTCAGGATTACTACCGCGTGATCCCGTCCTTCCAGTTCGCGGGCACCTCCATTGGCGGAGGTAACTGTACTGTGCAGGCGATCTACTTAGGTAGGCCGATGCGGGCGACCCCCACAGTGAATATCTCGGGTGTGACCAGCGTGCCCGGGGGTATGGGGATAACTGTGGGCAATATCTACCCGCATACGGTGCAGTTCTTCCTGACCGGCGTGCCCGCAAATAGCCAGGTATGGCTCACAGCGGACATCTCCCTCGACGCCGAGATATCGGGATGAACCGCCCGGCACGTGTGAAGATCGCGGGTCGGCGCTGGCTCATTGAGTACCACCGCAGGACGGAGCACCACGTCTACGGTATGACCTACTACGACGAACACCGTATTGTCATCCGCGACGGCCTGCTCCCGATTGAGGAAGCCGACACCCTGATCCACGAGGTGATGCACGCGCTGATTGCCAGCGCGGGTATCACCATCCCAGACACCGAGGAGGAACCTATCGTTCGCGCGGTGGCATCCGGACTCACTGGCGTACTGGCCGACAACCCCGGCTTGCGCAGATACATCAACCACCTACTCAATAGGAAATGACATGCTCTCCCGTGAGCACATCGAGACGGCTGCCGAGGTAGCTAAGGCATCCCCCACCGTGGCTTACGGGGGCATGCATATTTGGGGATACCCGATCGCAGATTGGGTATCCGTACTGATCGCAGTATACACCGTGGTGCAATTCTACTTCCTCTTGCACAGCAAGCTGAAGGACAAGGACCCAGAATGAGCAAGGCAACAGTTGATCGGCTCTCCGATCTTCATGGTGCCGTCGCGGACGAACTCAAGCGGCGGATCGTGGAGGACGAGGCCACCTCGGCAGACCTCTCGGCCGCCATCAAGTTCCTGAAGGACAACAACATTACGGCATCCGTTGAGGACAACTCGCAGATGCAGGACCTCAAGGCCGCGCTGGAGAGGCGTGCTGCTGCCCGCGGCAAGCGGCATCTGGCTCCCGTGGCGGCCGCCGAGCCGACCGATCAAGAGATGGACGACATCATCGAGAAGGGGTTCGGCACATGAGTCAACGAGAGGCACCGGACCTAGCGCTCAAGCGCTGGGACATGCTTGACATGGTGCGCTCGGCCTACCCCACCTTCAAGCCGTTCCTACACGACGTGATGGCCGAACTGGGCTTCGACACCACGAAGCTGCAGGAAGACATCGCGGAGTTCTTGGAGTACGGCCCGCACTACCTGATGATTCAGGCGCAGCGGGGGCAGGCCAAGACCACTATCACAGCAGCGTACGCAGTATGGTCGCTGATCCATAACCCGCGCCTGCGTGTCGTCATCGTATCAGCCGGCGGCACACAGGCCAATGAAATATCCACCCTTATCGTCCGCATCATCATGACGATGGATGAGCTCGCCTGCCTGCGGCCCGACCGCAATGCCGGCGACCGCGCCAGCGTGGAGAGCTTCGACGTGCATCACTCGCTCAAGGGCCTGGATAAGTCCCCGAGCGTGGCCTGCTTCGGCATCACTGCCAACATGCAGGGCAAGCGTGCTGACCTATTGGTGGCCGATGATGTGGAGTCCGCTAAGAACTCCTTGACCGAGCACCAGCGCGACCAGCTACTGAGCCTGACGCGGGACTTCCCGTCGATCTGCTCGGTGGGCCGGATCGTGTACCTGGGCACGCCGCAGAGCACCAACTCAATCTACAACACCCTGCCGGGGCGCGGTTACACCGTGCGCATCTGGCCGGGCCGGTACCCGACCGAGAAGCAGCTTGCGAACTACGGCGACATGCTCGCCCCGTTCATCCGGCGGCAGATCGACGCTGATCCGTCGCTGATGACTGGCGGCGGGCTGCTGATGGATCAGGGCCAGCCCACGGACCTCGAACTGCCCGCAGGCCGCGAGGAGATGCTACAGAAGAAGGAGGCGGATCAGGGCCCGAGCTACTTCCAGTTGCAGCATATGCTCAACACCACGCTGAGCGATGCCTCGCGCTTCCCACTGAAGCTGCGTCGTATCATGGCCATGCGGGTCCCGGACACGCTAATCCTGCCGCTGACGGTGACGCCGGGGCTGCTGGACCAGCACCTGATCCGCTACGAGGCCAACAGCCGCACGTACTGGATGAGCACGCCCTCCAGCATCTCTGAGGATCGGGCGCGCGTGCAGGGCGTCGTCATGTACGTTGACCCCGCCGGTGGCGGACAGAACGGTGACGAGACGGCCTACGCCGTTGTGGCGCACCTGAATGGTAACCTGTGGGTGCTGGAGTGCTCGGGTGTGCCGGGCGGCTACAGCGTCTCCGGGTACGAGCACCTAACCGCGGTGGCCGCGCGCTGGAAGGTGAATCGGATCCTGGTCGAGAAGAACATGGGCAACGGCGCGTACCTCGCGGCGTGGATGCCGATTCTCAAGGCCGGGTATCAGGCCACCATGATTGGGGAGGGTAGCGGAGGCTGCGCGCTGGAGGAGGTGTGGGAGGCGGGCCAGAAGGAGAAGCGGATCATCGACGTGCTCGAGCCCGTGATCGCCCGAGGCGCGCTGATCTTCAACGACGACATCCCGCGCGGGGAGGATGCCTCGCTCCAGAGGTACCCGTCAGCGCACCGTACAAGCTACAGCCTGCTGAACCAGATCGCAAACATCACCCGCGACAAGAACGCCCTCACGCACGACGACCGCGTGGATGCGCTCGCCGGGGCCGTGAGGCACTGGGTACAAGTCATCGGCCAGAACCAAGAGAAGGCCGTTGAGAACCTGCGCAAGCGGGAGTTCGAGGAGTGGGTCAAGAACCCGAAGGGTAAGCGCGCCACAACGGCACGCGGACCTGCGTCCGGCAACGGGCGGAGCATGTTCAACAAGTATCGTAGATAATATGAACGACAATTACGTCGGTCGCCCAAGTAAACGGAGGTAATCATGGAAGTTTCCAACCTGTTGTCGCCTGGCCAGATCACTCTCGCCTACGACCTGCGCGACATGGCCGCTCGTGCCATCTCGGAAGTGCAAGTAGCCAAGCAGTCCGGCGCGAACGTCGCAGCCACCAAGGCCGCGCTGGCCGCGTTCTTCAGCCAGTGTGCCGCCATCGTGGCCGACGCCAACTTCGCCGTCCCGGCGGCCGGCACCTTTGTCACCGTGAAGAACGGCCAGCTGACCGCGTTGCGGACCTCGACCCTCGAAGTATCGAGCGGCTCGCCCACCCGGAACTCGCCCGCGACTATCCGCGTCGCTGGCGGCGCGCTGTCCGACGTGGTGGCCAGCGCATAATGGCCGCGCCCCGTCAACGCCTTGCCGTGGGCGTGCTCACGGCCTCGCTGGCGGGGCTGGCCTTCATCACGTCTGGGGAGAAGCGGGAGTATCAGGCATACGCGCGCTGTCCGACGTGGTGGCCAGCGCATAATGGCCGCGCCCCGTCAACGCCTTGCCGTGGGCGTGCTCACGGCCTCGCTGGCGGGGCTGGCCTTCATCACGTCTGGGGAGAAGCGGGAGTATCAGGCATACGCCGATCCCGCCCTCGGCTGGAAAGTCCCGACCATCTGCGACGGGCACACCGGGCCGGACGTGTACCGAGGCCAGCGTGCCAACGACGCGATGTGCGATGCTTGGCGGGCCAAGGATGCTCAGGTATCCGTCTCGGCCATCCGGCGCTGCTCCGGCGCCGCCAAGCTGACCCAGAACGAGTTCGACGCTCTAGTGTCGCTCGTCCATAACATTGGCCCCGCCGCGTACTGCGGGAGCACCATGAGCCGCTTGATCCGCGAGGGCAAGCTGGAACAGGTGCCCGCCCAGTTCGACAGGTGGGTGTACTCAGGAGGCAAGAAGCTGCGCGGCCTCGTAAATCGACGCCAGAGCGAACGAAAGCTCTGGGAGGTAGGCGACTATGGGCCTGTTCGATAAAATCGCTCTGGGGCTCATTGTGGCCCTCGTAGCGGCATTGGGTGTGCTGGGTGTCCTGTACAAGGGACAGGCTGGCCGGCTCGATGAGGCAGAAGCATCAGTATGCGCAGTTCGGGCAGCTCGAGCTGCTGACAGTGTTGCATTTAAACAACAGGCAGCCCGGCTGTCCAAGCTGGAGGCCCAAGCCAAGGAGCGCGCTGATGCACGCGAGAAAGCGCTGGACGCGCACCCCGACTGGAGCAATGCTCCTGTGCCTGATGATATCGTTGGCCGGGTGCGGTAGCCGCGTAGTGGTCGTGACCCCGCCCGAGTGGATGGTGGCCGACTGTAGCCAACCTGCCGACCGCAGGATCAAAAGCAACGCAGACCTGGTCCGCCGTATTGACGACTGGGCTGACGCATTCGACCAATGTAATGCAGGCCGCGCCGCCCTCCGGGACTGGGCGGCCGAAACAGCCAAGGAGGCGCAATGAGTCACTTCTCAGACCGGGGACAGCGACATCCGCTCCCTGCCGGCCGGGACGTACGCCATCAAGATCGAGCCGATCACCGGCCTGGTGAGCACTGGCGCGACGAACGGTGTGATCGAGCTTCTGTGGGCCGAGCGCCCGCAGGGTAATGTCGACTGAGGCTGGCCAGGCCACTCAGGGCCGGATCGAGTTGCACCACACCCGCTCCAACCTCGACCAGTACGCCCGGGTGAAGGCGGACATCGGCTCGACGGACTTCTTCCTCGGGCGCGAGTTCCGCACCTACTTCGAGATCATCCAGCCCGCCTCGTGGACGACCTTCTGGCTCCGGGCCGAGGCCACTGCCCCATTCGCTCTGCAAGCCCAGCGCGTCACTATCGACGTGGGCGCTGCCCGGGTGTCGGTGTGGCGCAACGCTACGCCGGCAGGTAGTTGGATCGACATCCCGAGCTTCGGCCGGAATCTCCTCCCCGACACCCCGGTCGTAGTCCCCACGTTCAAGTTGCAGCGTGGCGGCACGTTCTCTGGCGGTACCGAGTCGGACTTGATCCGTGTCCGCACACCATCCACCCTCGGGAACCAGTACTCCGCCAATGTGACTGGG